ATATCGGCCGGTGAGCGGGGCACGATGTCTGGGACCAAAATGCGCATGGCGGCAGTACGGGGCGATTTTGATACATTCAGGGATGGCGTGATGATTGGCGAGATGACGGAGGCTGATGCTAGGGATTTGATGGGTTTGGTGCGCGTTGGTTTAGGATTCCCTGCTGCTTTTGAAGGGGGCAGACGTAAGATGCGTATTCGGGCTGCAACGCGGCGGCGGTATCGTCTGCGGGAGAATGAGCGATTTTAGTGATTACGAACAAAGTTAATCTTCTGTACGAGCTGTCTTAATTCCTCTTCAGTTTCTTCAAAAGACTTTGTAAGTACCTTTTCGAAGAGGGTTTTTGTATATGTATCAAAGGCATCTCGGGTCCAATTTGTTGTTTCAAGTGTTTTCTGAATAAATGGTGAATAAGTACCAGAACGAACTGCTTTATAGATTGTTTTTGCTCGCCACTGTTTATTTTCTTTTTGTTCTGTTACTACCTCTGTTTTTGCTCCACCCATTTTAAATCCATGCCGTGGAATTTGAGACCATTCTGGCGGATACTTACATTGTGAAATTTGAGTCATTTTTTGAAGAAACTCTTCTTTTGTAAAGAATGCTTTCATCATATTACAACTCGAGCAACATGGCATAATATTATCATATGTATATTCTCGCTTAGTATTATCTCTGCGGTCTAGTCCGTTTCCTACAGTACATTTATAACCACAAAGATAACAAGGTCTATATATAATATCATCATACTGTTCTTTTGTTAGATTGAAAGGTATTCCCCGCTTTTCTTCTGTTTGGCGTTTTAGATATCCATAAGGAACTGGAGATCTGTGAATATATTCGCTCCAAACTTTGTAAAACTCATCTATGTCAGACTTTTCTGTAATAAGTTTGGCTTTTTCAATAAAGAACACAGGATGGAAGATATGTTTCATACGATTACATACTTTACAAGCCGATACACAATTTTCGTTCGAATATCCCTTAGCATTATCAATACGGTCAATACCATTAATTTCATTTTCATCTAAATATTTGCAGTAAAAGCACTCCTTTTGTATAAGATTTAAAAAGTCATCTTTTGTAAGAGTATTTTCCTTTTCACGACGTTCAACCGATTTCTTCTTAAAAGATTCCCAGTGTATATCGAGATTCCGTTTGGCTTCGGCCTGATAATTGCGCACACGACCTTTGCGTTTTTCATCAGACTTCTTCTGAATTTCACGACACGAAGGACATAGTTTGCTCGGTTTTCCATGAGCTGTAGTATAGCTTTCATAAGACTTTGAGCAATGAGAGCATTGTAAATATGGGGTAGACATTCTACCTGTTATTCACAATTAATTGATTAGACTTCCTCCCAGCCGGAGAATCTTAAAATCAATTTTAACAACCAAACACTTTGTGTGTTTAGTTGGAGTAGGCGAGCATGCCTTCCGTTTGTGTGCTTTTACACTCAAACCCTACCAGCTCTCCTTCACACCTCAATAACAAAAGATGTAAATTCCTCTGGTAGACCACATTTCTGTGTGGACGGACTCTATCTTATGCTAAGCCACCTGCGTGACAAAGCCCACTGACATTGAGTCTCTGAACTGCATCCATAGTCTTACGACCTTAGGACTTGGCTGCGGATCATCCCTATTCATAACCTTCTAACCATACCCACGAGTTTCCCCTTGGTGCTACTGGGTAGGTCTTTCGACCCCAGAGCGGTAGTTATGACTTCACAGGAGTTTCCCGCAATTTGACAGTGTTGCCCCATCTTATATCTCACCACATAAGATGTGTTATTGGACTAGCATTTCCTTTTAAGAAACACTCTTAGCAGCCAAAGATTATAGCTTTAATTACTATAACTTAAACCACCCATTCCACTCATCACGCGAAGAACGTTGTAGTTCGTCGCGTAGATGTAGACAGTCGAGGACGTCGTGGTGCCAACCGAGTTGTTGGACACCGTGAGGAGCAGCGTGGTGTTATCAATGCGCGATAAGTTGCACGTGCCGCTGGGCTGGTGCTGCTCGGGCTGGAGGGCGAACGAGTAGACGTTGATGCCGACCGCCGGCACGTTGGTGTGGTGCTGGAACGGCTGGACCTCGTTGAAGTAGCGTCCCTCGCGAACCTGGAAGCGGTCGTGGCCGTTGAGCTGGAGCAGGGCCGTGATGCACGGGTTCTTGCCCGCCATGCCCTCAAAGCGCGTGACGGAGTAGCCAGACTCCAGCACGGACCGGTCCCACCAGTCGCTGAAGTTGAACGGCTGCTGGCCCTTCCACGGGTTGATGATGCTGTCGTCGCAGCTGACATACGAGTCGCGCTGGACAACCCACACGAGCTCCTTGCACGGGTGGTTGAAGTTCAGCTTGAGCTTGTTGGAGGAGCTCGTGATGGACTCGCCGCCCGTGAACTGGAGGGTCTCGATGAGGTACTCGTGGGAGACCTGGGCGAACTTGCGGCGCTCGTCCGTGTCGAGGTAGATGTAGTCCACGTAGAGCGAGGCGGCCGTCAGGTTGGCGGCGTTGACGCGGTCGCGGATCGTGTGGAGGTTGCTCGTGATCTGCGGGGTGACCTCGTAGCACAGGTTGCGGAGGTCGTTGAACTCCAGGTTGATGCGCACCTCGTGGTACTGGAGCGCGATGAGCGGGAGCGCCAGGCCAGGGTTGCGGCAGAACCAGAACTGCAGCGGGATGTAGAGCGTGTACTCAGGCGCGCAGTTGAGGACCTCAGGGGACGAGTTCGGCTCGCCGCCCGCGCAGTCATTGTCGCACGGCTCACCGCCCTGGACGAGGAGGTTCGTCAGCTGCGGCACGTTGCCAACCATCTTGGCATAGCCGCCCTGCTTGCCCGGCTCCTGCGTGAGCTCATTCCAGATGTGCAGCCACTGTCCGTAGTGCTTGTCGATGCGCTGGCCGCCGATCTCGAGCTCGACGCTCTTGACGAGGTTGTGACCAACCCAGTTGAGCCAGCGGAACTGGGCGCCAGAGCCGTCCGACGTCTGGAGGGAGACAGACGGGAGCGTGGCCTGGAGGTAGATGCGGTGGATCAGGTCACCGTTGCGCTGGATCGTGCACGTCACACGCTTGCCGAAGCCAGGCGAGCCGTTGAACGGGTTCTCGATGGACTCCATGGCGAAGTTGGTGTGGCGGCGGTAGACGACCTTAAAGAAGGTAATCTGGGGGTTGCCCGTGAGGTAAACGTCCTGGGCACCGTAAGCGACGAGCTGCATCAAGCCACCTCCAGTCATTTGATTCTATAACCCTTAGAAAGAAAAAATTCCAGCAAAGTGCCGGAATGGCGGAAAAAGGAAACTTTTCACGGCCAGCTGCGTTCCGACTTTCAAGCCGTGGTCGGTCTAAACGGAACAGCGCAAAACCTATAAGATTCATAGACAATGTCAACAGGTGATGCGTTTTTTAAGATACGTCCCACGAAGCGGAGTAATCCAGAGGCGAGAACGACCCTGGATACCGTCCACCAAGTCCAGCTCGGTGCTATGATTGACCGTGAGAAGCAGGTTGGCGAGCTGGAAGAGAATCTTAACACGCTGGAAACCAGTCTCTCGGCAGTGACCGATGACGTCCAGTATGAAGTCGTAGAGCAGCAAATCAAGGTCCTCCAGAAGGAGATTCAGAAGCGGCGCGGCGGCAACGAGGTCTATGACTATTTTCTGAACGCCGGTGAACTTTTGTATCAGTATTACGATGTCCAAGAGAGAATTAATAATGGTGCGGAGGGTGTTCTCAAGAGTTCAACCTACCGAGTAAAACCGGGCGACATTCTGAGTTCTCTTCAGTCGGCCGGCGACCCTGTTCTTCCTAACCAGCCAGTTGGAGAGCGCCTCCGCCGCGATAAAATCCTGGAGACCTATCTCCAGAAGGTGGATCCTGAACACGCGCGCGGCGGCTCGGAGGTGCTCAATGACCCCTATGGAGAATGTGAGGATTGCCAGACCGAGATGATCTTCAGCCAGAATGAGGCGTTGTTTACCTGCCCCAAATGCGGATATCAGGAGTTCGTCCTGATTGACTCAGACAAGCCGAGCTACAAGGACCCGCCGCGCGAAGTCTCCTATTATGCATACAAGCGCATCAACCATTTCAACGAGTGGCTTGCGCAATTCCAGGCAAAGGAGAGCACTGAGATTCCTTCCACAGTCTATGACGAAATTGTGGAAGAGCTCAAGAAGGAGCGTATATCAGATTATAGCAGTCTGAAGCCTAGCAAGATTAAGGAAATCCTGCGGAAGCTGCATTACAATAAGTATTATGAGCACGTGCCACATATCCTGAACCGGCTCAATGGAGAAAATGCACCCGTCATGTCGCGTGAAATCGAAGAGAAGTTGCGCTTCATGTTCAAGGAGATTCAGCCGTCTTTCCAGGCCCATTGCCCCAAGGGTCGCAGCAACTTCCTCTCGTATTCCTATGTTCTCTATAAATTCTGCGAGCTTTTAGAGCTGGATGAGTATTTACCCTGCTTTCCTTTACTGAAAAATAGGGACAAACTGTATGTCCAGGATAAGATTTGGAAGCTGATTTGCCAGGATTTGGCGTGGCAGTATATTCGGTCAATCTAAATTGATGCATTTGCGCCCTTTATAATGTTGGGTGAAACCGTATTAGGATTCAGAGGTTGCGTATCTTCTGTAGCCTCGGGCTCAACAAGAGGAATTCCATCAAGCGCCGCCTCAATCCTCTTCATGGCTTCCTTGATACGCATCATCTGCCTCTCACAGTCCTCATACTTTCCACAGTAGAGAATCTGCGTCTTCTGAGTGTGATAATAAAGACAGAGGCGCGGTGATCCAAAACACGTAGTTGTCATACTTACATTTGCGAGACTGGGAACATGAATCACAGTCTCGGAAATCCGAAGGAAACGGGACATTTATCTATGCGTTTGGATGAAAAAAAACCAACTTCAAATTTAAACCTTCTTTGGCAGAGACTTCTTGACCATCGCGCGCACGTCGTCCGAAATAGACGCGACAACAGAGGCTGCAATACCCCTCTCAAGGTTTTGGAAACCCTCAACAGGTGTAATCTTGTTCGCAGTCAGCTCGGCGCGAACAAGAGCCTTGATATCATTTGCAAGACGCCCCTTCACGATGTCAACAACCTTGTCTTCATTTGCGCAAGTGGAAGCACCTGAGGCGGTCATCACTGGCATGTCAGTGTTTAGCTGACCCGTCTTGAAATTCGGGTCGGCCGCATTGAACTTGGGCTGGGTAGAGGCTGTGCACTTATCAGCATTAACCGCATAGTTTTTATCTGAGCATGCCTTTCCAAGAGGTAGACCGAAGCGGTCGGACATTACGCATTTACCAATGTCAGTGCACCAACCACACTTGTTGTTATCTACACACGTGCCGCATGCGGTAAGCTCGGCACAGGAGAGGCACTTCCCTGTCTTCTTATCCCAGTTGCAGTCTGCCGTATTGTCACAGGCCTTATCAACCTTGATAGCCGTGCATACGTTCGTATCCTGAAAACCCTCTAGGCGCAGACCGCCATTTATGGCGATGAGGCAAGCAAAGAGGAGGAGAGCTATTCCTAGAAGAATCGGGCCAACCATTCTATTAAGAATGTATGATTCTTATTAGAATTATCTCCGTTTATTGAGCTTGCGCGTCTTTCTTTGTTTTTTCTTTCCTCCTTCTACTATTTTTGTAAATACAATGAATGAACCGAGCTTATATTTTAATGGCCATGTACCCTTCTTTATTGCGTCAGTCTTCCTTGTCAATCTTCCATTATTATTCCAAACCCAAATATCATTATCTTTTATAACATCCTCTCGTTCTTGGTATGCAACAATAGGAAATGATATTTGAGCATCATTCTCTTTAAAAAAAGAAATTTCCCATTTTCCTATACCGTGTATACTATTAATTAGGTCTTGAACTTTCAAAATTGTCTTTCCGCTTTTACCGGAAGCTCTTGGAAAAATTACCTTTCCCCCATTCTCAAGAACCCGATAGGAACCTGATAAAATGTGGAGAAGTGTATCAAGGCTATATGACCATTCCTCATCCTCTGAATTCTTGTTGAACTCAATAACTCGATATACAGGACAGAAAGCCGCATACACATAAAGTTTAGAATTGGATTCTATCTTATCCCATGTGCTCTCTTTGCACTCAGGATCTACATATTGAACCTCGGATCCCAGAGGGTGAGTCATATCACCATTGATGATATGATATAATTGTTTATGTTTTTTACAGTGACATACGACTACTAGGTCACGATCGTCCATCTATTTACCGTTGGTGATTTAATAGAGGCCAGAACCTGTCATTCTTATAAGATCTCGATTGACAACTTGGGGGTAGATATATTTGAAATAATATGCATCTTCTTCTGTCGGAACATGACTTGTTCGTAACTGGACCATCGTTCCAGGTGAGGTTGCGCCGAAGAATCCTTCTGTGGTCCGGGTAAGCACAAGCGCAATAAATAAGAGGATGAGCGCAACTATGATTATCTTCATCTGGATTTTATAGATATATTATTACATATCTATAAAAAACACATTGAGAATTTATATGTTAGTGGACTAAATTAAGAAATAATATACCGCACCGCACCGCTTACGCCTACATCTACGCACGCACTGATGCGCCTAAGCACGCATCGGGAATCCAACGAGGTTGGCGCCGATACCGAAGCCAGCGCCCTGGCGAGCCGTAACACCGATGGACGGGCTGACCACATCGAGGATGGCGAAGACCGCCGCGGCGACAACCGCGAGCGTCAGGATCTCCTCCACCGGCAGGGACTTCTTCGGGACGAAGATGGCGGCGATGGCCACGAACAGACCCTCGATTAAGTACTTAATGGCACGGTTAACAATCTCCGTAGTGAAGTCCATTTAACTCTATATTATTGAAAAAGATTTTTTGTCCGCGATTGGCTTAGGTCCGCGATTGGCTAGGATGCATCGCTTAGCTCCGCGTCACCGGTCTAAATAGAAACTAACTAGACGTATGTAGATGTCAAACACCCAGCGTGAGGATTTTCTGGATGAGGACGTGGAGATTCCGGGGCAGAAGGTTGTTCTCCTCAGCTTTCTGAGCCCGGAGAAGGTGTTGGCGAAGAAGGACCTATTCTTCTTTGACACCTTCCTCCAGCAGTATGAGTTTAAGTTGAGGGTGCGCGGCCTCGAGGGCTACCTCGCCACCACGATTCGCAGCATCAACAACAAGCTGGATGCGCAGGCGGTGGAGTTTGATAAGCAGGACCTCAGCGGCTGCGCTGACCTCTGTCGTAACAGCCGGGTTCGGGTTGACACGGTCATGGACGGCCTCCAGACATTCATCAAGGAGAATGAGAAGGACATGAAGGACTCCAAGCTCAAGGAGGCATATGATGATTTTGTCTATGCCAACAAGACAAAGCTGGAGCAGCAGTTCTCGGAGAAGAATGAGTTCCGCACAAATGTTCGGGGACTGAAGGTTCGTGGCGTCTATGCTAGCAAGACAGAGGCGGAGGCCCGCTCCAAGAAGCTCCAGCGCAACGACCAGATCCACAACATCTTCCTCGGAGAGATTGGCAAGTGGTTGCCGTGGGATCCGGAGCCGACGGATGTCGGTGAGCAGGAGTATGCGGAGGAGCAGCTCAATACGCTCATGAAGAAGTATAAGGATAACGAGGAGGCCCGCGAGATGTTCATGCGCGAGAACCGCAATAAGATGCGCAGTGGACCGTCGACCACGGTGACCCGTGATGCCGATGCCGACACTGGATCTAGTAATGCTGCTTCCTCTTCTTCTGCCTCTTTTAATGCGATGTTCGATGGCCCCGCCGACCTGGCCATGCAGCGCAAGATGGAGACACAGAATAAGCAGTAAATAACGTTGATTTATAATCAAACATATTTATCTATTTGGGGAGGAGTCCCGCATTTGCGGACTTCATGATCAGAATCCCGCATTTGCGGACTTGACGAGCGCCGCATTTGCGGACTTCATGCTTTTGTTAACAAAATATGAAATACCTAACCATATAGCTATGATGATTAATGCCGGAATCAATAAATATTTAAGAAATATGTCAACAAGAAAAGTTTGAAAAGGCGAGAAGCCTTCAACAGCGTGACTATCATAGTTGTTCGCAAAACCATTCGTATTTGATACAGAACCCGCAACTAGCACCAGAACAATAACGACTGAAAGAAATACGTAGACGAGATTTTTCTTAGTCAGATGAAACATTATATTATGTCTTTATATTATAAATAATGTTGATTCATAATCAAACATATTTACCGTAAAACTCTAATGTCCAACGACGTTACACGCGAATATTGCCATTTACGCGAACAGGCGGTGCGGACGGGTATACACGAGTCACTAATTGACCCCCCAGAGCCAGCACCCCCCAGATAGCGAGTATTGCCGCACATACTCCCAGAAATATCATTATCTGTCTCGGGCTAAAAGCCGAGCCAGCAGCAGCTGTGTTGCTGACGAATGACTCAATGCCCTTGTTATAGTAGTTATTCGTGTAACCAGGGTTGATCGGGCGGCACACGCCTTCCTGGCAGAACTCGCCCTCATTGCACTTCACGCCGTAGCAAGACATGTTCGTGAATCCGTCGTAGAGGGCGGCGGGGAAAACCGCGCGAACTACAGCGATCAAGGCGAGAACAATGAGAAACGAGACAAATACTCCAAGCAGAGTCTTGTTATTCAGACGGGCCATTCTACAGGTGAGACTAGAAATTAAGGGAGCTCGGAGAACTCCCTTAATTTCTAGTTCCGTCACCATATTAGTCGTAGGACATTAATTCTAAGGAAGCAGTGGCTTCCTTAGAATTAAGTCACGACGTTATCAGACTCTACATTTTCACGAGGCGGCTCCTCCTCCTCCTTGGGAAAGCAAATACCCTTCTCACCAGTCTCGTCCGCGTGGCAATTCGCATCCTTTCCACATGCATTTTCTAACTGCGGGTCGCACGGCTCTCCCATATCGGAAAAGGGGCTCTTTTTACCCGTATACCAGCGATACGCAAAATACAGGGCCACCACAAGAAAAACAGCGCCAAGTCCAGCAAATACATTGAGATTCATCCACGACGGCGCAAAGTTCTTAAGAAAATCCATACTATCTTAGGCCACCAGAATATACGATGTTTTTAACCGCTTCAGAGTTACACAACCGGGAGACCCGTATCCACAGGAAGACGCCTG